CGAACATCGACGTCACCCACGTGAATCCCGGTCGTGTTCCCAGTCACGTCACCCGTAACGTCGCCGGTCACATCCCCCGTTAGATTCCCGGTGACATTGCCCGTCACATTCCCGACGACGTCGCCTTTGATTCCGCCCAACATCGAGACTTGCTGGTCAAACGTCACGAGTCCGGAAAAGACATGATCCGACGCAATCGTGTCTGCGAGCGAGAAATACGGATTCCCATTCAACCCGTTCGCATTCTGGATCGTCAGATTCTCACCGTTGACCGTGAGGACTCGAATCTGATACTGGCCGGGCGAAGTGCGCGCAGGGAATCCCTTCAGCTGCGGGCCAAAGGTGAATCCGTCAAGTTCAACGTTCTTCTCCTGATACCGCGCGTCGGCTTGGTCCCGGTTGATAATCCGCCACCCACCACGCTTTGCTCCATCATGGAGTCGTAACTCATCGTTACTCTCATCCGCGCGCAATTCCCTCGGAGGACCGATATATTGATCCTCGGTGTCTGCGGGACCGCCAGCGATTTGAACGATCTTGCTCATCTAATTCAAAACCCCTGCATCGACGGCGGTTAATTCAAGCACTTTCACATGAAATGCTTCGCCGACTTGCGTAGCGCTTAACTCAACAATCGCCCAAAGACCCGTAACACTACAAGAGAAATAACGCCCGGCTTGGTTGAATTGAACCAGCGAGGGAACTTCGTCGAGGAATAATGAATGTCCATCAAGCGTGCCGATGACTCGGAGTCCGTGGTTGATATAATTCATTACCTCATAGCCGAAATCCTCGGAGCCAACTTCCGCGTTGTAATCTTCGTCGGACGTGCCATCGGGAATCAGATTGAAATCTTCACCAGCCTGATCTGCTTCGCCGGACAAGACATTTCCGATAAACAACGCGGAGATTTCGATCATGCGATCGAGGGAGTTATTCTCCCGGTCTCGGATTAGGCCGAGTTGAATCACAGCATCAAGGTCGGTGAGTTCCGCCGGCGCAGGATTGGTCCCATCATTCGGATAATACCCGGCCGGTGACGTGATCAGGGAATCATCAAACGTATTCACCGTCATCGACGAGCCAAGGACAACACCGCCACCCGTCGGACTTTTAGCTGCTGGCGTTTGAATCAATGGATAGTAGGAATTCAAGGTCGGGGCGAGGGGCAAAATCTCCCGGGACCCGACGTAATCCCAATACCGAACCCTCCCGGATTCATCAACAAACCCAAAATAATCGTCGCCACGGCTGGAGTCCTGAATCAACAATGGGCCGATGCCATAGTGATTCTCATCGAACGTCCCCCATTTATCGATCGCGGGGTAAAGGACAAACGCCTTTTCGTAAATCGGGTTCGATTGACTCAAACTCACGGACAGATACATATACCGCTTCAACTCATCCCATTCGAGCCGAACATTTTGCCCAACCTTGAGATTGTATTTCTGCAAATAGTCAATCAGAAACTCGTTAAACAATGGGGTCATGGGAGTCGGAGCTTCACCCCGGGTCTGAAACAGCCCGCGCTCATCGAGAAACGCAACCGTGTTGTCGTCCAACTGCAACGCGCAGAAGGAATTCATCGGACGGAATTCCGTGTTCAACGGCCGGTGGCGGTAGACAAACGAATCACCAGTGAACTCACTCCTCATGACTCCGCCGGTGGTAAAAAGAATCGTCCCGCCGGCATAGCCGTAAACGCAAATCGGGAATCCGGCGACAACGGCGGAAATCACCTGAAAACCCGCACCACCCAATCGGGGATTGAAATCCGTCCCATCGCCGGGCGCGGAGAAGTAATAATTCACATCATCGAAAACGATCAGCCGGCCATTATTCACCGCCAAGCCAATCGCCTGCGTAGGGACTCCCGGGCCGACCAACGGCTCACACAAATCGGCGTCGATATCATACGCCAGAATCCCGACGATCGGATGGCAGAAAAACATAATTCCATTGAGATAGCCATACGACCAACGATAGGGACTCACTGATGTATCCGGCGTAATGTAAATCACACGCCACCCGCCCAAATCCTCACGCCATTCGTAAATCCCATCAGCCATGAACACGAAAACGCGATCGGCCCCACCGACTTCCGTGCGCAAGCGAAGGCGACATGATTGCCAATGGGCCGATTTGCCGACCGGGTAGGGAGTCAGAAACCTGTTGCCGAATGCGGATTTCGGGCCGAATACGTCAAGGACGTAATTTCTCCCCGACAGGACATACAAATCCTCCAACTTCCGAACATCGACCGACGGGGTCAAGCCCTTGAAGTCTTTTGATTCATACCGCATGTTCGGATTACCTCAAGTAGAGTCGGTAATTGAATGTCCGATCCGATTCGATTGTGTCAGGGCCAATGGTCAATTCTGCCGGCAGTGCGCCCGACAAGCAGAAAAGATTCCCGACCACCGCATCCGCTGACGGCGCAATGAACATCCGAGTGATCGGCTTGTCAAACGCCGCGCCGACTGCCAGCCAGACCAGGTCCTTCGACTCCAAATACGGCTGGCCATTCAACAATCCCGCTGTCGGCCAATCGACGTCATTCCGAGCCAGCGCCAATCGGGCATACCCATTCACTCCGATTGTGGGTTCGATCAATGATTCGATTTGCAGGTCAGGCGTGTAGACTCCCTGACACAGACCGACATAAAAATCCGCCACGTGCGCTCGAAGGGCGAGATCAAGAATCGTCTGCGCCCCGAACGTTGTCACGTTGTTGGGAATCACAAGACCGTTTTTAAACCTGAACTCGCCCCTGAGCATTTTCAATTCTCCGTTTGATTCACGGCAACCGGGCAAGCCGCCACCGCATTGAGCATTGCCTCGGCCGCCGAAATCGCCACGGCCCGGCGCGTCGGGTCATTGATCTGATTCGCCTGATCCAACGCCTGATTGGCGGCCGTCGTGACTTCGACCTGATGATCGCACACGAAATTTCCGACTTTGCCCAGCCCCGCCTGAATCGTGGCACAACCGGTCAGAGCCATTACCGGCACCGCCCACGCCACCAAACACACGACATTCCTCATTTCACGATCCTCCCTTCTTGATGAATCGTCCACGGCCATCCCGTTCCTGCTGTGAGGGAGTCGGAACCGGCTCTTCGTAAGCGTCCGGGCGCGTCTCGGGCATCCCCAATTCAAACGCCTGAGCGGTAGCCTTGGCCGCATCGTTGACTGTGACTCCGCTGGTCACGCGGTTCGACAGATACAATCCGAGGACCTTGACGATCTTTCGGAGGATTCCCAGTGCGCCCGTCGCGTCATCGGGAATGGCCCGGGCCGCGAGATTGAAAAAGAACACCAGCGTGGGAATCAGCGCGATGATGACACTCGGATCGACTCCCAGCCACTGCGCGATTTGGTTGATGATTGAATCCATTGTTCGCCTCCTATTTTGGCGGGAGAATCTTAGGAAATCACCGTGCGCCCGTCAAATGAAATATCAGGACAATACGACGCTTCCCAAGATGTCAATCCAGTAAACCAAATTATTCCCCCGCGCAAATGCAGTCCCTGCAATCACCTCGGTTGTTTGATCGATAAAAATGCAATCAACCTGTTTCAACGCAAGGCCCGAATAAACACTCACATTCACATTGTTCGTAGCCCCGAGGATTCCAAGAGCGGCGGTTCCCGTTGCACCGGATCGATCTTGAAGCAAAGTGGCGTAAGTCTTTCCCAATTCCAAGCTAACCGGCGCTCCGAAATCAAACAGGGCATATTGATCTCCAGCAGCCAATCCACTCAACACGGCAGATCCCAGCACCGTCGTCACGGTCAAAGCGATTAAATCAATTTCCAGCAAGTATCCCGCGTAATCATGACCCGCGATCGCAGTCCAACGCGGGATGATTCCTCGAACCACAACTGGAGCGACCGGCGCGAAAATCGTCCCCTTACTGGCGTGGGTGGTAGTGGACTCTGTAGTGTCGCTGCAATTCCGCGCAACTGTCAATCCCCCTGATTGACTTGCCGGCTCCCATTTCCCTGCTACCCCATTCCAAACCAAGACTTGGCCATCGGTCGGGGGAGTCGTTACCACATCCACGTCCGTCAGACTCGCCAGTTCCCCAACCCCGATCACATCCCAGAGGGCGGTGTCACCATTGAATCCGTAAAGAATCTTCGTATCATTCGCGTAATACAGCGCCGCTGCACCCGTTGCAATCAAATCGGGCATTCCCGCCGGGTCAGGAAGATTCGCCGCTGCGCCTTGCGCAATGTAATCCAACAGCCGTCCACCCATGATTCCTTATCCTTCCCAAACTAATGAACCGTCGTCGAGGTAAACCAAATTCGGTGGAACCGATCCATCGACCAACGGAAATCTCGCGTCGCCCTTTGACAGCAGATACGACAGCGTCGCGTTCAACGCATCAACATCGACAATCGGAATCTTGTCAATTCGATCATTCGCACGATTCGCAGCATTCAACGCCGAAGTGGCCGTGACCGAGACCGCAGCAATCTGCCCGGTCAGTTGGGTCGTCAGCGTCTGAATCGTTTGGTTGAACTCATCCTGCGAAACCGCGTCGATCGCGTTGATTCTTTGATTCAAATCCCGGTCGGCATTGGCGCGCCGAAGTTCCTCGGTTGCCATGCGATTGACCAGATTCGTCAACGTCGTATTGATCGCATCAATCTGCGGTTGATAATTGATCGGGTTGCCGATTAAATCAATCTGCTTTTGCAGTTCGTCGATCTGATTCGCAATGGTCGAGAAGTCCGCATTAAATAATCCAGCAAGCTGGGCCTTCGACCACGACTCCGTTTCGACAAACAAAGCGCCCGGAAGTAAGCCGCCTGCCGCCTGTGCTCCTTGGATTCTTCCAACCACACGCCCAATGCCATTGACGGATACCTCCCCGGTTGCATTCCAAGAGACGGGTTCACCGTGCGCCCGTAGAGTCAAATCCGTTGACCCGACGGAGGAAATCGTGGCGCCGTTGACGATCACCCAGCCATATGATTCATCTTCCGGAATTGAATATGCGCCAATGATTCCCAAAACCATGTCGGGGGACGACAAATCGATCCGGTCGGTTACTTGCCAGTTGATCTGATTCACAGACTTCAGGAAACCAACCGGCGAGCCGAGCGCCATATCCGAGGAAAGATTCTTGAACTGAACATACCTGGCAAGAATCAACCCTAACGTCTCATGGTAAAACCGGCCGAGACTCCCAAGCGTGTAAATCTTTTTGCCAGGTGCCTGCGTCTGAGTCAAAATCTGCCAAGGAAATGTCGTATCCCCGGCTTGCGTGAGATTGTGCTGCTCACGAATCGTGGCAGTTTGCTCGCGGATGAATGAGTCAACTGGAGACGCCAACGAATCACCGAACTCCATCGGCGTGGTCGGGCGGTAGGGATTGGCTTCCGGGACTTGGAGTTGGCTTGTCGTGCGCCCAATCTTCACCCCGGCAAAGACCTGACCCCCAAGCAATTCCTCCGGTTTCAATAACCGATGAATCGATTGAAGGACAATCAATCCATGGCTAGTGAATCGCGTAGGGCCAAACTGACTTTGAAGCGAGACTAACCCTTGACTCGTAAACCGCGTTGGACCTGCTTTGGCAACGGTTGATAACAGTCTGTGACTCGTAAACCGCGTCGGGCCTGCTTTGGCAATAATCGACAACAGCCCATGATAGCTAAACCGCGTCGGGCTTGCTAGTGCTGTCGTAGCCAGGAGTTGATGAAAGGACTTCCGAACGGCCATTGTGATTCCTTACAGGACAATGGCATAGCCCGTTTTGACGATGCCGTCGATATCCGCCTGCTGCCACGGAAGGGCGCTCTCCGGATTCGTTTGAAAGTGATCGTAATACCAATTCCACGTCTGACTCAGTGCAAACGGTTCGCCGGGGTGCTCATTCACCAGCTTGAGAATGTTCTGACTCTGCCGAGTCCCGGCCTCTTCTTTCCTCGCGCACGAGAATTGCGACAGGCACCAGATCGATTCAGCAATGCCGGTGGTATTCGTGACTCCGAACAAGTCCTTCGTGCCAACGACGTCTGCGACGTTATACGTCGTATCGCCATCACATCCATCCGGATCGTCGACCATCGCGAAGTTATCGACTCCGGTCAGCGGCGTGAATCCTTTGGTGTCATCCACATTAGGAGACAACCAGAAGCCTTCAACCTCGGGAATCAACTCCGTCGAATCACACTGAAAAATTATCGCGTCAAAATCAGCCTGAAGCGATTGACTCGTGATATCCCAACCCGCAGCTGCAACGGCCGCATAAGGCCCGGCGGCATTGCTGATATCAAGAACTCCAGTCGTTGGCGTATTTCCTCGAATCGAAATCTTCACATCAGAATTGACCGGGTCAGTGATATCCAGCGTAATCGCAACATTTTCGATTGTATTCGGCGCCAAAATATCTTCACTAATCAACGCCCCGGTCGCTGAATTATTGTTCGGACCGACCATGATATGCCCGAGCGGACCTACCATTATATAAGTCACATTTTGGTTATTGATGTTGCGAATCTGAAATATCCGCTGAATACCGTCTGCGAATAATCCTACCTTGATCGTGAAAAAAATACTCAATTGGCTGGTTTGCGGGAATACCCGAACGCCCATGGACCAGCGGGATTCACAATGCACGGATGATCCATGCCCGCGCATTCCCGGACTATACAAGGAATTCCCGTTATTAAAGCCCGCCCACACAGCCGAGATTCCGCCGCTCGCGGCGTCGCGATTAGTCCCGTAATTGTCAAAAACTTCGATGAATCCTTTGAAAGCCATGGCTCATCCAATCCTTAAAATCCCGGCCTCAGGCCATTTGATCGTCACGTTGCCTTCCGACAACAACTGCGGAATCGTCACCCCACCCTGATCGATAAACGCCAGAAGTTTCGTCCCGGCTGACCATGAGAGGAAAATCACGATTCCTGAAACCGTCAACCCCAACAGATTCGGGTGGTCGAACACCACATCATCCGCATCGAGCAGCCCGCCGGTTATCACGACTCCTGAAAGGTCAACCGGATCGAGCATCGGGGAATCCCCAAGCGCAGCGTAATCCGCGTGGCTCGGGTCAAACACATACGTATTGTTCACCAGCACGCATCGGATTACGATGTTTTCAGCCGGCCGTGCGCCCGTCACGAGCGCCCATTGCCATAACGACTCCAGACCGGCAGAATAAAATCCGCTCATTGATTCACACCTTGATTGGCGTGATACCCCTTGCTGGCCGCCCACTGTTCAATCGAGGCTTCCCACGCCATGCGATCGCGAATCCACCGAGCAGCCTCGGTATTTGATTCATCGGACTTGACCTGCAAGGCATTCACTTTATTCGTCGCATCCGAAATATCGCGGGAAATCTGGCCGAGATAAAACACCACGGGAATCACGGAGATTGCCAGTGTCAGCAGGTGAACCAAGACGCCGCCGACGACCCAGTATTTAATCCGCGTTTCCGAGTGCATAATCCGCCGATCGATTTCCTCGCTGAGGTCGGGGAACAATTCAATCCCGAGAACTCGACGCTCATCAGCCATCTAGTAAACCCCGTCCCCTGCTGCGATTTCCGACGTAAAAAGCCCCTGCCGGAGTTGCGCGTATAAACTATAACTCGTTCGCGAGCGCGTGTCATCGCTGAGTCGCTTATAAACCTTCGCTCTGATTCCTTCCTTCAGAACCATATCCCAGCGCTCGAGAAGCCAATTCGTGGTTTTCTCCCGCGCGGCGGCTTTCTCCTCATCGGTCACGATTCCTTCGGCATAGGACCAACCAGTTTCGTCGTCCCAAGTTGCCGGACGCGCATCCGGGGCGTAGTATTTCAACGACCGGGGATACTCATAATACGCCAGCGAAATCTGTGCCTGATTCCCACCATAATTCGCAAACGCGAAATAATCCGTCGCCCGATAGTAGAAATACAGGGAATCCCTCATTGCTCGGCCGGGGACTCGTTCCTTCGCGTAGACGGGGCAACCATCCACGTCGATCACCGAATCATACCGCACAGCCTGCATCGCCTGAAAAATCGTGGGGTTCGGGATTGTCCAAGTGAATCCCGTGTCCAAATTCGCAACTAGGGATGCTTCCTTGAGGTTGTTCCGAAACAGCACCGCATTGTAATGCTCAGGTTCAAAGTGCACTTCGCGAATCGTTTGAACCACATAGGAATGAATCTCGACAGCAAGGTCGGGGCGCCTCACTTCGAGAATCATAGCATCCACTAGTTGCGAAAAAGTAGTCATGGCAGACGTTCCCCGAAACTCGTGATTACTGACCGGCCTGCTGCGACTGCAGCGTCTGATTCAGATTCTCGGTGCCCTTGATCGGCGTGCGATCTTCGCCATGAATGGCCGAATCGACGACCTTCGAGGCCACCGGCGCGCGGGCCAGAAGCATCGCATTCGCGGCGTCGACGTCGATTTTCTTCACGAGATTCTTCGTGCGAACGTCGGCCGAGGCCAGGAACTCCTCGAATTCCTTCGCCTCACTCGCGTTGAGTTTCAGCTGACCGTTCTCGAATTGCCAGCGCGTGCCGACATTGAATCGTTCGAGCGGATAACACGAGAAGATTACGGAATCACTGGAACTCGCCGTCGGCGCCGATTTTTCGATCTTCTCACCCTTCTCACCCTCGATTTGAACGCCCGGCTTGTTGGGATTCAAATCCGTCTTGACGTTGAAATTCATCTGATTCCTCCGTAGAGATTGCTCACAAGAATCCCCGGCTAGCCATCCGCACAGAGGAAGCGTTGACTAGCCGGGAACCCTTTCGCCGAGTCGCTGGCGAAAACCGATTACGCGAAGTCGGACTTGACGCCCTTCGAGATGTTCCGATAGATTCCCATGGCGCGGGCGCCGGCGACTTCCATGCCGCCTTCCGTGGTCATGAGTCCCTCATCGGCATCCTTGCCGTTGGCCCGGAGTCCGTTCTTGTCATAGTTCTCCTCGAACGTATCGCGCAGCATCCGCTTCCGGAGTCCGCCCGGATGGAGAACATACATTTCCTTCGTCCAGTTCGGGTTCTCGTTCATCATCGGATGCGTCATCAGATTCAGCGTCCCGAACGCCGTGACCAGCTTGCCGACCTTAATGCCGACGGCGGATTCGTTGAACTGGATGTTATAAACCGAATCCGCGATGGTCATATGCTGGAGCGCCTGAAGCACGATATCGCCATTATAAACGATTCGTTCATTCGGCTGACCCTTGATTCCGACGGAGAACACCTGCCGAACGAATTCGGTGAGGTCCTTGAGACTCAGCTGGCCGGCGACTCCGCCCGTCGCTGCGGTCGCCACGGTGCCACCGAACGATTCGATCTGCGTCACAACGCCATCGGTGAGACGGAACTGATTCCCGTTGTAAACGCCAGCGTGCTTCTTGCCCCAGATGAACGAACGCTCCATGTCCTCGGAGTGATACATCGCGCATTCACGCCGGGATTTCGCGAGCTTGTCGCCGGTCCGGTATTTGACCGCCTTCGCCGTTCCGGTGATTGCCCACGCATTGCGGAAAATCTGGACGAGATTCGAACGCGGCGTGCCCTGCTGAGTCACGGCGGTTGGCTTCTCCGAACCTTCCTCGTGCGCGTTGCCGATCAGCTGAACGTGATGCGCGTTGGTGACGGCGGTAATCGTGGTGCCGCCCATGCCACGAATCACGGTCAGATCGTTGCCGTTGACTCCCGTGACGAACACATACTCGCCGGTTTCCTCGACCAGAAGAATCTGATTCGGAACGTAGAACGAGCCATCCGCCACGGAAATCGTGTTGGTCACACCGCCACCGGTGCAGGCAACACGGCCACTGATATGGGAGTCCTCATACCAGTGAAAGGTCGTATCCCCTGCCCCGACAGTCGGAATGCCCGCCGAAATCGCGAAAAGCTGTGCCTGTCCGGTCGGGTAGTAGTAGAGGATCGACGAGGCGAAATCGCCCGACCGTTCCCCCACGATTCCCTGCCAGGAACTGAAAATACCCTTGATCGCCATGTTGCCTTACCCTTCCTTTCTTAAATCAACTCTCGTTCAATGCCTCCAGCCAGTTGGTCTTGCTGGTGGGGGCGGGGTCCGAATCAGAACCAACCGGGGCCACGTGCAGATTCAAATCGCTTGCCGTTCCTTCGGCCATCGCGCGCATCATCCGTTTCGTCATGCTGACTGCCTGCTCGCGATTGCCCTTCGACAATTTGAGTGCACGATCATAGAGCGAATCGATAATCGGCTGGAGTTCCGGATTCTTCGAGGCGGGAACCTGCTCCCGAAGGAAACTCTTCGAATCACGATTCTGATGGGACGATTCGAGCATCGACTGGAACTTCCCTTCCATGTGCTCGCCGAATTTGCCCATCAGATTCACAATCAAACCGATCGATTGCTCCATGGAACCGCGAATCGCATTGGTGAGGCCTTCGTTGAATTTATCGTAGTTCCCCTCGCCGATTGCTTCGATGGCTTCCTTGGTCATCACCGCTGGCGGGGCGAACTGCTTCACCCGATTCGATATCGCTGTCCCGAGGTCATCACCTCCATTCTGCCCGGGTTGGCTCTGATTCCCCGGCTGGTTTCCGTTTCCATTGGGCTGATTCCCATTGGGCGCGGGTTCCTCGGCCGGATCATCCCAAAATGCGCGCGGGTTGAAGTCCTGTCCAGTGTTATTTTGCGGGGAATCCCCGTTTCCACCCGAGTTGGGATTTTCACCCCCGTTATTGCCGCCCTCGCTAGCGCCTCCTTCGCTGTGACCTTCCGGGGCACGCATGAATCGACCCTTCTTGCGCTCACTCGGAGTCATTGCCACCACACCCATCAGCGCCGGAGTGCTGACTCCATTCACCAAATCTCCAAACCTACGCATTTTGATTCTCCTTACTTTCCGTCTGCCATGATTCACCGACCCCCTACGGCCGGCCCCCAAGCGCGTCGATGACTTTCTGATACCATGTCCGATTGTCGACGGTTTGAGACTTTTTGGGGGATTGAATCACCCCCGAATTGCCATCCCCAGTTGTGGTGTGGGAGTCATGAAGCGACTCACTCCGCATACGCTGAAAGGCCAGCATGGCCTGGCGACGCGATTCCGCCGTGGGTTGATTCGATCCATTCTGTGCCATCACGATTCTCCTGTGCCCTGAACCCTATCTTGCACGAGTTTCCTCCCGGTCAACGACATTGCAACCAGCAGTTCTCTCTGAATCGCATGTCGATTTAGAATATTCATCTGTGAATCAGGAGAGTCGGTGGGCCACCGATCAATGATTACCCGAGTCTCCAATTCAATCAAGCGGTCCCAGAACTTCGCAGACTCAAGCGTCATCAACGCCATGCGAACAGGATCGTGCTCATCGGATATCAACCCGAGAATCATGTCTGGAACAATCATCTTCTGACTCCGTTAGAGGTTAGACCGTGCGCCCGTCAACCATAGATCGGCTCCGTGACGGCCGTGGGATTCGTTGCAGGCTGAATGCCAGTGCCTTCCTGGGGATTCGCAGCCGCAGCATTGGCGGCAACCTGCTCGTTCGTCAACTCGAATTGCTTCATGTTGACGTCGATATCCTGCATGTCCGTCCAGTAATCGATCAGCGCCAGCACATCGACTCGCTGAGCGGATTGCGGATTCTGAATCAGAGCAAAAATGATCTGCTGCAACCGATCGGCAATCATCTGTCGGTCGATGGCTTTGAGTCCCATGCCGATGATAAACGGCAAATCCGTATTGCGAAGATTCTCGATATCCACCGTGACTTTGCGCCCTCGGAAATCCGTCATCTCCGCGCCATCCCGCTGATATTGGAGGATGTTATAATACAACGAGAATCGCATGGGGCGCAGGCAAGTCGAATCCAACAACAGCGCTGACTTTTGCTGCCTGCGATTCGCACCTTGCTGGACGGCGACAACCTGCTGGCTAACCGCCCGGTCGATGCCCGCGATCTGACTCGGAAGCGCTTGGGTGGGGAAGAACTGATTCACGATCTTCATCACCGCGTCAAGCGATTGCATTGAGTTTTCCGTGTCGATATTCGTTTCATCGCGCCAGATGGCCTCGTTGAGATTCTTCCCGGCTGCCGTCGGTTCGGCAGGGACTCGACCCGCGACCTCACCTTCGGGAATCTTTGACAAATCCACAATCGACTTGTCATAAACTGTGAGTCCAAACAACTTCTTCCGAGTCGCTTGGATGTGGATATTCATAATATGGCTGGCCAGATTCTGCAAAGGCTCGAGAATCTCGGCGACGGATTTCTGGTGAATCCCCATCCCGTCGTCGTTAATCAACCCAAAATAAAACGGAATGTGATTATGGATATTATTCATCCACTTCGCATCAATGATCTGACGATCATTCAACAGCGTGATGCGCCAGACTTCATAATGATTCCTTGTCGCACGCTCGTTGCTCGGGACGAGATTGAATTCAACCGGATTGAGTCGAATAAACATTTCGACAAACTCATACCCAGTCGTTTGATAATAATCCGCGTTGTCACTCAGCCGGCTGATCCAATTGCTCGTCGACGATTGGTCATCCTGCATGTTGGCTTCGACTGGCGGATGCCGATAGTAGCGGCAGTTATTGAATCGTTCGTCATTCGTAAGCGCGTCGGAGCAATTGAAATACTGCCCGGCCAGCGCACGACTCGCCAGCCAATAATGACTCCGGACGAAAATCCTCGCCGCCCATTCGCCTTCCTTATAAACCAAGTGCGGTGGAACCGTCGGATCATACACGGTATTATACATATCCAACGATTTGATCTTATTCCCCTCCCACACGATTTCATCTTCGACGCCGGTCACTTGATTCGTAGGACCGATTTGCATTCGCGGGCCAGTCTCCGTTTCCCATCCGGTGAACAACCCGCCGATATTATACTTTAGCATCGACCAGACGGACTGAAACAACTCCCGATAATAGCCCGCATAAATCGCGTGATTGTTCATCAGCATGACCATCTGGCTTGCCGAATCAACCTCATCGGGCTTACCCGCTTGATAGAACATAGCCTTGCCCGGCGCGAATGTCTGCGAGTAATACGTGCTTAAATCATCCAGCTGAATATACGTCAGCGGGAGATTCGTGAGAACGGCCTGAGGAATCCCTGTGGAAGCCTGTTTCAATTTCCTCTTTTTGTCCTCATCGCTCAAGCGCATCCAGCCCGCGACATTCTTATCGATCTGTGCGAATCGGAGAACCTGGTTATCCCGAACCTGTATCCCCTGGGCGAGGCGGGGCCGAATATAATCCATCAATTTCTGATGGCTCTTCTGATTCACGAAAGGATGGCTGGCGTGAACCTGCGGCGCAGGATACTTGAATCCCGACGGCTGCGGAATCTTGTCGATTGCGGTTTCGAGGCTAACGATATCAGACACTGCAAATCTCCGTTCCAAACTGCGACCGAGCCTTGGCGAGTAATTCTTCTTCACTCAATCCCGACGTCGCAGCCATGATTAAGCCAAGATGATTCTGTATCATCTGCGGTCCATACGCGCATGAATCAAGCAAGTCGTCGACGTTGCCTTTCTTCATCATATTGTAATTAAGCGCCTGCGTAACGAAATTCAACATGGTATCCGCAATTGCGTATTCTTTTTTCGCCATCATTGAGACGAATCCGCGAATACGCATGATTTTGGGATCGCCTTTGCCCGACATCAACGGCACGATTTCCACATGATTCGGTATCTGCCGGAGTGCCATGTAAGTGTTGAATAGCGTAATCAACACCCTCTGCGCAGCAACTGATTCAATTCCCCACACCCACGCATTCCATTTCCGGCCAAGCCGAAGCATGTGGTCAAACAACTCCGCTTCCGTGAATTTCCCGGTCACGTCCTCCGCGACGACGGGTAACTGATCCGACTCCCGGAGCACATGGACCGTAATCGACGAATCATCATTTACTTCCTTCTCTCCGAATGCCGGATCGAGAACAAGAAATGCCGCGGATGATTCGTCAGGCAAGGGCTGCGGAACCATGAATATCTGATCCGCCCGGAATCCATTCTTCCCATGACCGGGCATATTCATCATTTCGCACATCCAAGTCTCAATCAGACCCAGATCGCGATATTCGTTAAAATCCTCGATCAATTCCTCCATCGGCCACCGATCCGGCCACAGAGGAACAATTTGCCCCGTTGATTCATCCTTGACCAAACAGCCAAAGACCACAGGATTCCACCTCGGGTTTGTCGAAAGACGAGCCAAAAGACTCGTTTTCTTCAACATATTCCCAAGCCAGATTATTTTCTTCTGCCGCGCAAGCGCTTTGATAAATGGACCGAACACCCACAAATCAAGTTTCTTCTGCAGGACATCCGATTCGGTGTTATCATTATCCTCTAAGTCATCGACGACTGCAATATCCGGGCGTTGATTATCCACGTTAATCCCGCGCATGGTCTGGCCTGCGCCAATCGCACGCAAGATACAACGTTTGACCTTCCCATTTCCAAGCGGAAGATCGAATATCCAGATTGATTCAGTCTCACTATCCTTGACGACTCGGATATCGCCGAACACTTGCCGGAAGTTATCACACTTCAAGAAATTAACAATATCCCGGCAGGCATCCTTGGCTCGCGAATTCGTATTACTCACATACGCGCAGAACCTATGATTCGTATAGAGGAAATACCAAACGACACAAAGCTTCGCAAGCGTGGTTTTCGCGTGGTCTCTCGGAATGGCAAGCAACACCCGCTGCAACGCCGTGTTGGTCAGGAGTTTCCAAACCTCCACGTGAATCAGAGGAACTGGGAAAATCAACTCGTCGCCGAGAAAGAACTCAATAAACAACTCCCCTGAGTCTCGCAGTGCACTCTGCATTGACTCCCGATCGACAATTGTATCGACCGTTTCGACTCCCGAAGCCCGATCCGCAGCGCCCAGCAACCGGTCGAGTTCATCAACCGCTTCGTCCTCATTCCAATCGTCACTCTCGGGAATCATCGGTTACAATTCCACAAACGGTTCGCGATGAGAATCACAATGGTTCAGTGCCGGGTCCCGGTGCTCGCAGTAGGAATCACGGTGGTTTGGAGAGCCTCGGTGCTCGGCTTCGCCTGCGCTGGCACATGTGTGAATCATATTCCCAGCAACTTCCCAATCGCGTCAGCCGTGATCTCTGACTCCTGGTTCGAAATCTGTTTGGCCTCCTGCGAATCAGCTGTCGGATTGAAAAACCCGCTGATCTCATCAAATGTCGGACGCTTTACCGATTCGCTATGAATCGAGACCTGATCGGTGATCGACCGCTCCACGCCCTGCGTCCCGTTCAGCCTCTCAACGATTCGTCGACTAAGCGTCAGCCTCACAACTCCCTTGGCCGAACCGGGATCAAGCGCGTCTGAACCACTCGGCATCTTCTGCCTCCTGACTGCTTTGTTGGCCATGGTGGCGATTCGCACCAAACGGTCAACATCTCTTTCCCGATCAATCGCCTTGGCAATCTTCTTCAACGCGGCGGATTCAATCTCATCATAAGTCAAATCCGTTTCGACAGAATCGTGATTATACTGCGCGGCGACGAGAAGGTGGACGTCTTTGTAATCCTGGCTGTCCATTAGCTCTTGGACTTCTGAATCAGAGACACCCAAAATCTGGGCGACCGACTCCCTGCTCCCACCGAGCACCATGTTCTTTGCGACTAGCACTACTGAATCACTGACTGGTCGGCCGAGCATTTCACTCAGACCTTCGACCGTCATTTTACTCATTCCACCCATTTTGTTTTCAACCTTCTGATTCAGAGTGCAAGGGCAACCGACCCCAAAATTTTTTATTTTTTAATTTTTCCCACCTACCCCCAACGACTCCAGGGGATGCGGGGGACGTCAGTGATTTTTTGTTCGGCATAGCGGGTGCCATATTAAGAGCGGCGCGAGCCAAAACGATTGGGGGGTCATCCCCCCGGCATGAATCAAACGATGTCCGAAAAACAGAACCTAACTAGGGAGCGTGATCGTGGATTGATTCGTGACAGCTGTGACTCTCCCACAAACAAGCGCATCAGCGAAGCTGATTCCATTCTAATCCGAGCGAAGCGAGGCGAAATTTTTTGGTTAATAAAGGTTAATGATTGATTTAATGACTGGCGGCGGGGGTGGGAGTCAAATAGCCGCCGCCAGGCGGGGAGTGAGAGTGGATCAGTCAATTACCGCCTTGAGGCGTCCGAGTAGAATCGTGCCATTTTCCGCGTGGATTGCCAGATGATTCGCCAGCGCTTCGGCGGAATCCTTCGCCGTGTTGAAACGGCGGTTCGATGTTTCCCATGTGCCTAACTCCGTGAAGGGAGTAGGCCACCGGATTTGAAAGGTCCAACGAGTCATTGATTTCCTCCGATTGAACGGCTGTAAGTAAACGAACGAATTGATTGAGACGGGGCGGGTAGGTCATTCCGACGCCTCCAAAAGAATGGGGCGAGCCATTTGATTAACTCGCCCCACAGTCAGCCGGTGATTACTCGCCCGATCCTTCGCCTTCCGTCTCCGACTCCGAACCCAGATCCTTGGCCGGGGAGGCAAGGGCCGCGAGCAGCGATTCCGCCGACAATTCGGTATCCTCATCGTCCTCGGATTCAACAGAATCGTCGATGACATAATCATCGCGGGTATTGAGCCATTGGTCGAAAATAGTGGTGTCCTTTCCGGCCTTCGCGGCTTCCTGCTTGAATGCTCCAAGCGCGATCACAAACAGACTCCCGCGCTTCCCGCCGCCAAGCGCTGCATCTTCCAACGTGGGATAGAATTGCTGCGCATAGGCCGTGCTCGACATAGCGTTCTTAAACTCGCGCTTCGGAAGATTCGCCAGTTTCCACGATTTCGACAGTTTGCCGAGCGCAGTCTTGATCGGCTTCCAAAACTCCTCGAAGGCTTCCAGCAGCGTGGACGTGCCAACGCGCGAGGACGTGACGTAATCCGCGAGGCTCTTGGGCATCTGGTCGAGGACAGTCATGTCAGACAGATCGACAATCGAGTCCTTTGTGTCCCGGAGAACACGAACAGCCGCACGGTTGATTTCCGTCTCATACCGGGCTTCCAGCCATTTGCGCCCGGATTCGTCGGCAAGCACGTCGTCGATTCGCGGCTGCGGGTAAACGACGATTGCCTTGACCTTAGACGAACCAGAGCCTTCGCCGCGAGTCGTCAGCACGGCGATTACCGTCTGCATGGATTCCGAGAAGATTTCCGGGTCGAAAACGAGATTGCCCGATTCATCCTGCCCGAGTCCCTGAACTGCGCCGCCTTCGCGCTTGGCGTCGATTGGCGAAACCACGGGATAGTCGCCGAAGTCGGAAAATTTCGACATGCAATCGGCGAGATACGCCGCAGCGGATTCCGTGGTGTCGAAAACGCGCCGGGAGTCCATATCGTCGAGAACAGTTTTGGTCTTGCTGTTGTTCGCGCCGTTGGAGTCCGTGGCGGGATTGGTGTTGGTGTCTGCCATGATGTAAGTTCCTTGGTTGATTCAGCGATCAGGCGGAATTGCCCGATGGCTGTTTTGGATAGTGAGGATTTGTGAGAGGATTGTCAAGGGGCGGTAGGAAAATTTTTTTGAATGGCCGTTGGATTGTGCTCGACGAATGCAACCCGGCGAATCGTTTGAGGCGATTTGGATTTGTGGGCTGGAGTCGTAAGGGGCGGAGAAGTTAAGAAATAGATTTTGTTCTGGTTTTGTTCGTGGCGCTATGATTCGCGTGCGCGCGTGTGCGGATGTGGGCGTTGGTGAATCGGTCCGAGGATTCATTGTGTTGGTTTGGGCGGAGTGAATCAAATAATTATCTTATCTTATGTCTTATAGGTAGTTGGTGAGCGCCCTTCGGCTGGCGGCTGGTCCGGGAGCCTTTCCGATACCGTGCGCGCGCGTAGCATGATTCATTCCGCCCATCATCGGGTTGAGGCTTGGGAGTCTGTCATCCTCACTAATCCCCCGACTCCCAGTGATTAAATATAAAAATTTTCAAAGGGAGGGGGTTTTTGTGAGACTCAGACCAGCAACTCCGTGAGTGGGATTCGCGGAAGTGAATGGATTGGGAATCATGGGTGACGGGATTCAGGAAAGGGGCCGGGGAGGGATGGTCACGGCAGGCGGGTTCACCAACTATCTATAAGATGTAAGATAAGATAATACTTGACATTTGGGAATGGATGTGATATGACGAATCCGGCCCTGCCGGCAGGCAGACTAACCATTGATAACTGATGGGCATCTAAAGACAGAGGAATCATTGCAGGCAGACTAATCCCTGCAACTGATGGGCATCTAAAGATTACGAGAATCATCATTGCAAATCCCGTGAAAGGAATCATTGAAATGCGCGCAACAACTGTGATTTGGCTGGCCGCCCGGAATGTCGGCTCCCCGCACGATGGGGTTCTGATTCATAACGGGACATTGACGGAGTGTATTATGGAGTTAGCCAAATGGCTTGGACCGAAATCGATGAATAAATGTGTGGACATTGTGCTTGCGCGGTCGAAGGTTGAAGCGGAGGAACGATTGAATCGTGGAAGGAATGGCGGATTCGCCGTGTCGGATGATCTGGAGGCAGACTTGATGCGAATGCTGGACGGCGGCTCGGATAGTGTGAATCAGACACAGGAGAAATGAAATGACGATTTTGAATCGAACCGTGTATGGGAAGCTGTCAATCAACGGACGGAAGGTCGATCTCGATGTTGAACATGGGATGGTTCACGAAATCATTTCATCATTCATCCGCGCGTGTAAAGATGCTGATGGTAGCGGGAATCTTTCATCAGTTAAGTTACACATCGGAGTCAAACCAATCAAAGATATCGCCGCGTCGGAGGAAGAATTATTCGAGGAATCATTACTCGAAACTGGCAGGCAAACGGGGAATTTGATAATCTCCGACGACGATGATCCATTCATGCCGGATTATGACGATATTCGAATCCACGAATTTATCCGAAAGAGAGAATCATCAAAGGTTCTCGATGAAATGATTAAACTGGAAGCCAAACCATTTGAATTCTCCGACCAACGAGCAAATGACATTCGGCGACGATTCATCAATGAATTCAAAGGAACCAAGTGGTTTCAATTCGCAGACAAGGAAACCCGCCGACAGGCGAACTAACCCCGGCAACTGGCTTGGGCTTTCAAATCAAAGAGTTGAGAATCAAAAGGATCAAAAGAATCAAAAGGATCAAAAGGATCAACGGAATGGCTGTTTGGCAGATTGAAATTGAATCATCGCGCGGATGGAAGAAAAACTTCGGTAAAAACTGGTGGCTTCGCGATCCGGTGTTTCGGTCGCCTTGGCAATTCGATTCTGAATCAACCGCACGGAATTTCATTCGCCTCTCGGAGTCATGTTGGCTCGCGCGAGGAAACCGATATCTCAGGCATCGATCCTTTGCCGTTGTTCAAATCGAATGAATCACAAAACCACCACAAAATCACGAAATCGGAAATCCGACGATAATTTCAAAAAAGTGCTTGACTTTCGCGCCAAAATATGCTATGGCCAAAGGTGCGATTAATTCGCAGGAATCAGGGAATAAATCGATGAAAGGTAAGCCTAAGGCAAATCATTCCGCTCGCGAAACTCGGCTAATCGCCAAATCAGCGGGCCAACCGTTTTCCGTCATGTTCCACAATCTCCGTCGTCAAGGAATCACTCGGCGGCACAACGCAACGGCAGCGGTTAGCGGGTCATAATCCACCGCCGTTTTGAATCAATTCAAGCCATTCAATTGGAGGAATCAAATGTCTCAATCCAATCTCCCGTATCGCGTCCTTTACCGCAAACCGGAATGGGGTTTTTGGGCAATCGACCAAAACCATTATTCTCTTAACGGCGCAATCAAGTGTGCTCGTTATTATCAACGAATGCACGATTGCGAAACCAAACGATTGACTGACGACGAGATTGAAGAGCAATTTCCGAATCAGCTTCACTCGTTAGCTCGCCAGTAATCCACCAATCCTCAAGCCCTTCATTGGGAGGAATCAAATGTTCGATCTTCATCGTCAATCCGCCATCGTCCGTAAAATGATCGAGGAAACGGGAATCAATCCTCACGCCATTTACTGTCAAATCACGGGCGCACGGATAGCGCGAATGCGCCGCTCGGAAATCGACCTGATGTGGTCCACGATTAACGAGTCAATGGACGACGACGAAATCATCGACGAACTTTACACCCGCACAATTACATCAATGCGTCCGTCGCCCGCATGGAATTACATCCGTCGCGAAACCTTGGAATCAATCCGCAAATCCAATCCCGTCGCGCTCGCGGCATATCTTCTCGGCCGGTATTTTGAACCCCGAGACAAAGCATATTCCCGCTTGCAACGCACATTGGATCAACGAATCACGGATGGCGTAAACCGCATTAAATCATTCGCGGCGATCAACGCCATGGCTTCACAGGCCAAACCGGAAGATATCAACGAATTTGTGACATTACTTCTCCTAATCGACTCCGAGTTTAATCTCGCCGACATGTCACAATTCGCCAATTTCCCCAAAACCCCAATCGATTTTGATGTTGCGCGAATTAACGATTACATCCTCGCGCTCCAAGCCGCTTATTTGGCTCAATGCGAAAAACGCGATGCACAAATTCGCCGCCAAAAACTCGATCAGTCTTATTACAATTCAATCGGCAATGGCTTAGCCAAATACCCCGCCGCCCGCGCGTTTTTGGATTTGAAACCTGAATCACTCGCTGCACAACAGCGAAAAGAAAAGGAATCAAAACTCAACGCGCTAACCAATCTAATCGCGTCGTTCATGCGCGGCGATGATGGTGTTGGCAATGTCGTCGAGCCACCGGCTCCGAATCCCGCCATCAAATCCATCCAACCACTCCGGCTCAAGCCGATCAATCTCAAAAAGGCGAATTGAGATGGGAAAGAATCTCACGATTCCCGAATGGCTGGTCGTTGGCGAGCCGGAATTGAAATGGTGCGAAGCAATCATCCATACTTCGCGAGGCTTTGGCGGCGAGGATGATAAATCCCTGCTCCTCCGATTCACCAACATGTCAGAAATCCGAATCAACCGCGCACTTAACTTGCTGCGCCAACAGAAAAGGATTTGAATCATGTCCTACCGCCTTCAATCCAAACCCGCCGAACGCAAGTTCCTTCTCCGCTATTCGGACCGGACTTACGTCACCAAACCGCCGCATTACACAATGCCGTGGTGTCTTTCCCAATCAGAAGCCAATCGATTCATTTTCGCGGCCCGTGCGATGCACGATGAAGTCCCGGAAATCATCGACGCTTCGGAAATTGGAGTCATTCGATGACCGATGCCACAGAAATCCTCACACCCGGAGGCTATATTTGGCTGGCTCGCGCACAACGTGCTGCGAATCATCCCGCCAAGCCAATTCTCCACAATTTGACCGATTACAACACCGATCCGGGTGATTGGATTACCGGATACCCTGACGTAATCAAATGGGCAAATCTGCAAATGGGTGAGATTGCCCATTACGCATTGCCGTTTGTCCGAGAATACATGGAGTCAAGCCGATGACTTTCAAACTCAACCTTGCCAGCGCCATTGCGGCCCAAAAAGCCAAACTGGCAACCACGGCCACGCAGCCGCCCATCCCGACTCCACGAATCGTTCCCGCCCATTCTGGTGAAGCCAAACGAATCATCGAGAATGAAGTGGCACGGATCGACCGGGAAATCGAGTCGGAAAACGCCGCAGTTGACGGGCGCATTGCGACCACCACCATGGTTGATCCCTCCCGGCGAGTCCGTCTTTCCCGCTTGATCGACGAATCATTCACCTTCGACCCATCCCAACTCACCGCTATCCATGGCCTCTCCACGAATCAATACGCCTGCATGACGGGCGCAGCGGGGACGGGCAAAACGACATGTCTTAAAAAGGTCGTGGATGAGATTCAGGATCAGCTCCCGGTTGTGGACATGTCCACGTATTTCAAACACGGCGACTCCGAAGGAGCAAATCCCGACGATCCCGAGGATGATTACAAGAAGCCTGAATACCTGATTCCCGGCGTGGCGCTTTGCGCTTACACGGGCCGAGCCAGTCAAATGATTAAGAAAAACTTCCCGCAAGACTGGCATGGGAATATCATGACGATTCACCGGCTCTTGGCATTCTATCCAATCTGGGAGGACGTTCCCGATCCGGAAACTGGAATGCTCAAGCGCAAGCCGCGATTCGTTCCGACGTATAACGCGGATTACAAACTGCCGTGGAAAGTCATCGTCATCGACGAAGCCGGTATGCTCGGGCTGGATTTGTGGAATCAACTTCTCGACGCTGTGACTTCGGATTGTCGAATCATCATGGTCGGCGATATCAACCAGCTTCCGCCGACGCATGGCAAATCGATTTTCGGATTCGCAATGGCCAAATGGCCTTCGTGGGAATTGACTCACATCCACCGCCAGAAGGGCAAAAACAATTCCATCGTTGATGCCGCATGGGCCGTGTTGAATGGGCAATACCCTAAGTCCGATTCCGTGAATGACCCGAATTGGAAATTCGTCACGATGGAAATCAACCACAATCCGTCAACGGCTTCCAAGCAATTGCGGAAATGGCTGAACACGATTCGCGGCCCGCTCTACGACCCGATTCGAGACACGGTAATCACGCCGATTAATGCGTTCAAGGAATCGTCCGGCTGGGAACTTGGGCAAGATCCATTGAATCGTGAACTGGCAATCATGTTCAACAAGGATCACGGTCGATATATTATTGACGCTGGACGTGATCGTAGATATTTCGCTGTCGGCGATAAAGTCATGGCCACGAAAAATGACCACACGATTGGCATCACCAACGGCATGACCGGAATCATCGTTGATATCAAACCGAACCCGGAATACACCGGCAACACGCAACGATTCGGATTGATCGAGGACGTCAACGAATATTTGCGCACGGGCATAATCGATGAGGAAGAACCGGAGGAAGAAATCGTTCTCGAAGATTTGGCGGCGATTATGGCTGATGAATCAATCGAGAAAAAAGAAAAAGCCGAGCGCGGACCATCGAGCCACATCGTCACGGTAGATTTCGGCCATGGGAACCAAACTCTCGAAGTCGCATTCGGGACGCTGGCCGAAGTTGAATCATTGATGATGGCCTACGTCGTGACTTGCCATAAGATGCAAGGCGGCGAGGCCCCGTTTATTGTCGTGATTTGTCATCATGCGCACAAACGAATGCTGGTTCGGGAATGGCTTTACACGGCGATTACGAGGGCATCTGAGCGTTGCGTTGTTCTTTACACGCGCATGGGATTGTCGTCTGCGATTAATAAGCAAAACATCAAAGGTCGCACGTTGAAGGAAAAGGTTGCATCGTTCAATCGGCTGATTGATCCCAAGGGATTGCTTGGCGCGTCAATGACGGTTCGCCTGCCTGAACCTTCGGGAATCATTCACCTGCATGAGATTTCAGAGAAGGAATCACAATGTCAAACCAACATCGACACGGAAGATACGGGGACGACCACGACCCCATCATCTTCTTCGGCCTCGGATTCGTCATCGGAATCATCGTCGCCGTCTGCGCCTGCGTCATCAGTTAAGATTCAAGTGGCGCCCGGTGCGAAGTTGAATCTCTTATCATTGGGGAAGAAGTCATGATTGATTCGATGGACGAGTATTGTTGCCGAACTCTGTTTACCGCACGAATCATTGGGATGAAGGAAGGAACGGATTATGATTACTCTCCACTTGACTGCGGCCCGGAAGCTTACCGCAATCGAGAACTCGAACTTTCGTGTTAACATCCACGGTCTCACCAATATGGATTACAAGAGAGCGTTGGCGGTGTTTGGTGTCAATCTGGTTTTTGCAGAAGAAGAAGAAGGATGGAATCAAGATGCGAACAACACGACAAATGATTCGCGAGTTTTCGACGGCCTTTAATCGTCCGGTGAACACCGAGTGCCAGAAAACATTGACGGACGAGGACCGAATCCTTTTGGGGAAGTTGATTCTTGAGGAATGTTTGGAATACATCCATGACGGACTTGGGCTGGATATTCACGGCATGACTTTTGATGGATATGGCCTTATCGATCATACCGACATGGATCTGAATGTGAATCCCTACCGCTCTTATGATCCCATCGAATCCGCCGACGCGCTCGGGGACATGAACGTTGTGATTCATTTCAACGCCCATTGGCATGGGTTCAATCTCGATCGAGTGACGGAGGAAATCCATCGGTCGAACATGTCGAAGTTGGCCGAGGATGGGACGCCGATTATCAACGGAGTGACTCCGGGGTATCGCGGGCGGGAAGAAGGATTCCCCGCTCAAGCATACGAGAAAGGATTCGATCCGGCCAAACCTGTCGGCAAAATCCTCAAGGGGCCGAACTACTTCAAACCGAATCTGCAACCGATTTTGGACGCAGGGAATCAGGAGGACTAAGCATGGGAAGTCTCGTGAACACTGGCGTCTTGCTGGACAATCTCGATTCGATTCTCGAATCAATCACCAAGCTGAGGGATAACTTGGCGTCGGTCCCGCGTGGGGATTACTTGCTGGAGGAAGTGAAGGAAACGGAAATGAATCAGGAGACGAATCTGGAAAGGCCGCTGATGGCGACGAAGGAACCGGTGCCGAGGCTCGGGAATCGACTGGCGTGGGGTGCGACGCTTTCCCATGATGCCGTGGCATCTATCCTGTGGGCCGCGAATGATTTGGGACTCGACCCGTCTTACCTGACGGCGTGTATGAAGTTCGAATCGAATCTCAATCCGCGCGCCAAGAATCCTTATAGTTCGGCGACCGGGTTGATTCAGTTTATGGATGGCACGGCCAGGAGTCTCGGGACGACGGTCGACGCGCTGGCCAAGATGGATTTCGTCCATCAAATGAATTATGTTTGGAAGTATTTCCAGCAATTCAAAACCCGTGGGTATGATCTGTCGAAGTGGACGCTGAGCGACGTTTACATGGCGATTCTCTGGCCGGCCGGAATCGGAAAGTCGGAGGATATGCCGATCTTCGACGAGGGCATGGCCGAATATGCTGTGAATCGCGGGCTGGATTTGAATAAGGATGGACGAATCACGAAGAGCGAAGCGGCTGCCCGGCCGGCGAAGATGTTGCTTGAAGGACTCCGTTCTGAGAATGTTCTGGAGTATTGATTCGTGAAGCGCATTCCGGTTCCCAAGTGTGTCTGTTGCCAGTCAGTTTCGGCTGCTTGGGAATCGGAACTGTGGCCGTCGGTCCGACTATGCTATCGATGCGTCTATGGATTGATGACGTGGTTTGTCGAGAACGACCTCGCCCACGGCAATCCTTTCGTGATTCATTTGGCCGAAAACGTATGGCCCAAGCAGGAGTTCCAAGGGCAGACCTACCAGACCGCATGGTATCGATCACCAGAGAAGAATTCGTCGAGCCGGATTTTGATTCGACTCCCAAAATAATTCAAAGAAATCTCTTGACTTTTCTGGTGATCCATGCTATGCAATTTCAGAATATGAAACCCGTTGAAAATTTCGGGAAACAACAATGAATGAGAATGGGGAATTGATTCGCATTGACGCACGTGGGTTGTCCACGACGGAACTCCTCGGCCGGTGCCTTGAGGTTATGAACGTCGGGAATCGCGCCACGTTTCTTTGCGAACGCGGGATGGGGGACAAAGTCCTTCGACGACTTCGGATTCGGTTGTCTCGCCTGCGAAAGGCGATGGACGCCAAGGGCAAGCCGCGCCAGCACTTCCGATTGAACGCGCGGATTTACCCCTACACGAATCGGCAGGGCCAGCGATCCGATTGTTTGGTTCTGCACCGGGTCAAGACTCGCGAACATCTGATTGTCGAATCGATTGAAAGGACGATGAAAAATGCCGACGTTGGCGGAAATGATGGCGGTCAAACTGCAAGGCAAGACCATGAATCAGTCGGACCAACGTGGTGACGGGCGCACGGGAATCGTCGAGGCCCAGCCTCCGAAAACCGAAACCGACCCTGAATCAGCATCGTCGGAAACTACTCCGCTGGCAGATGGAACACCAAGCCCGGCTGAATCAAAGCCTGTGGGCGTTCGTCCTGTCGCAGGATTGAGATTAAACAGTTTGCGGTTGGGGGGTGTTGCTTCCCCCGTTCGCTCCCCAACCGCATCGCCCATGCCCGCCGCGAAGGAGTCTGAATCACAGGCCCCTACGCAGAAAGCCGAGGTTGAATCCTCGCTGGCAAAGACCCCGGCTGGTCCAGTCTCGCTGGTGGACCTTGCGGGCATGGGCGAATCATTGAACGAAATCGATCCGGAGGAAGAAGATTCCATCCCGCTCGATCATGTTCCTGTCACGGCGCCCGATCGGCAATTGCCCCCGGAGTTGACGAAGCAACAGGAACAGTTTGTTAAATCGCTGGATTCGATTTATTCCCTGCACAATGACCCGGACATGTTTGTGGACATGGTTCGGAAGATCATGTCAGAGATGCAATCGAATCCTGACTTGGTTGAATTACTGGCGGATGAGGATTCGCAGGCGATGATCTCCGGGCTGAGGCAGCAAGCCGGTATGGCCCAAGTCAAGAAACAGGAATCAAAGAAAAAGAGAGGAACAGGGAATGGGAAATCTTCATCTTCCAAGACTGCGTCTGCCATTGATTCCGTCGCAGCGTCGCTCGCAGCCTTCTCAGGACTCAGCCTCGATTAAAGTCGAGTATCGCGGGTTCTATCATGGGCGGCCGTTGAACTGGTCGTTCTGCTCCGATCCTGCCGAATGCTGGCGGAAGATTCGCAAGGCTTACGGCATCGATCCCAAGATCAAGACTGAGATTCTCCGGGAAATCGGATACTCGGTCAAGCGGGTGATTCAAAACAATGGCTGAACTCTCCCCTTCGGACTATCTGCGCGTCAGTTATTCGTCGCTTAATCTTCTTGATTCATGCGCGCGTAAGTTCGAGTTTAATAAACTATTCCCGCGTCGAGCGAGGGACTATGATACGTTCGCGGCTGACGTGGGAACGGCTTTGCATCGCGGGTATCAGACATGGCTGATGACTCACGACGCGGACAAGGCGATCTGGGCCATGATGGAAGTGTATCCATACGAGGCCGAGTGGAATCAGGAGAAGGATGATCGGTCATTGCAGGCGGCCGTTGTGACGCTTGAAGAAATGATTGAATCAGAACCCATGAAAGAGTGGACGGTCGCGGAAATCAAACGTCCGGATGGACAAATCGTCCCGGCGATTGAAGTCCCGTTCGAGTTGCGCCTCAAGGGGATCACCCTGCCAGACGGCCGAGGCATTGCATTCACGGGATTCGTCGACGCTTTCCTGAGAAATCTGATGATGGAGTCGTTGTATCGAACGCTCGATATCAAGACGCATCGGAATTATCTCAAAGACCTGACGGCGAAGTTTAAGTATGACACGCAACAGACTCCGTATGGGATTGTTCTGGAGCATATTCAGAATCGTCCTGTGACGGAATTTGAAGTGATGTATCTGTCCTGCTTCGTGGACTTGGCAGAGCCTCGGGTCGAACCATATACATACGAACGCTCGGAGTCGGACATTCAAGAATGGCTGTTGAATACGGTCTTGAAGTGTCAACGAATCCAGCGCTTCGCAGAAATGGATTACTTCCCGCGCACGGATGGCGGGTGTGTTACATTCAACAAGCCGTGCTTTTTCCTGGATATCTGTGAATCACGAGACAAGAATGTCATCGAGAAGTGGTTGCTTGAGGGTGAAGCCCCGGAACACCGAATCGATGATGAGCCGTGGATCGTCGCGGATATTGATGTTTATGGGGGAGTTGAATCATGAGGAAGTTGCTCTGCCGTCACCGCTGGTGTCTTGTCAGTCGGGAAGTAACTCGCCCGTCAATGACCGGTGGTGAGCCAGTGATTCGCGACGGGATGGTGTGCGGCCGGTGCGGGAAGCGAAAGGAAATCCGCCGTGGCCGTTGATCTGACCGCTCCGTTGAATCGGAAGCAATGGGATCGTGCGATTCTGATCGCCGCCAAGGCCCGCCAAAAGGGCTGGCTTACGGAGTGGGAATCAAACTTCGTCAAAGACATGGTCGAGGAATACCAGATGAACGGCTCGATGATGGAACCGACGAGGAAACAATTCGAGGCGTTGAAGGAAATCGCTCGGACATATGAAGGATCGTTGGGATGAATCAGCAAGATCAAGACGATGATCCATGGTGGATTCATGTGATCGGCGAACTCTCATGGCCGATCCCGTTTTTGATTGGCCTCTGGATAATGACGAGTCATTGATATGGCGCTTCCAATTCCCCATCCGCAAGCCAATATGCGATTCGTTGCCGGCCAAGGTGACGAGGATCGCGTTGGCTCGATCGACTGCCTCGTGAAATTCTATCCGGGGAGTGAACGCGTGGCGTCGGTCACGTCGGCTTGGCGATTCAC